GTCATCGGCGTTGAAGAGTCGACCGAACAATGACTGATTGCTTGATTTCTGGAACGCGTCGCGCGTCTCGCGGGTCTTCTCGATCGCGGTGTTGAGGCGGGCGAGTTCCTCCAGATCGTTTTTTGCCCCAGCGATTGCGCCGCGCAATCCGAGAAAACCGCCACCACCGAACTTGAACGAACTCACCTTCGTCAACAGTTGCACAATCTCGGTGAGGATCGGTATGAACTCGGCGCCGAACTTAATTCCGGCTTGGCTAAATTCGGCAACCGCGCTCTTGAATGCATCGGCCTGTTTGACGTTCTCGTCGGTGACGCCGGCCAGCTGCTTGCCCTTCTCGACACCCTCTGCGATCCGCTTGCTGCCCTCTTGCAGCGTGCCGGCGACTTCGGCCCATGACTTGCTGAAGACCTTGTTGGCGAGCGCGTTTTTCTGTTGAAGGTCCGGAAGCAGGTTGAACAGGTCGGCAAGCTGCCCGAACGCCTCTAGCGGGTCTTTCGCGCTGATACCAAGCTGCCGGAACGCCTCCGGGTCTTTCCCCATCTCAACCGTCATGCGGTTGATCGCACCGGCAAGGCTATCGATGTTCGTGCCAGTCTGCTGCGCAACAAGGTTCAGCCCAACCAGATCCTCACTCGCAAGCCCAGTGGACTTGGAGAGCTTGTTGATCTGATCAAGGAAGTCGATGTTTCCGGAAACCCTGAACGCGAGCGCGCTCGCCGCCGCTGCGCCAAAGGCGAGCAATCCGATCTTCACGCGGCTGAGAACTGCGTCGATGCGCTGCTGACTCTCCGCGAACTTTAGCGCCGAGTCGGCCGCCTTCAGTTGCGCGGCGCTCGCGCCAAGCATCGACAGCCGGAACAGTTCGGCCTCGCGCGCGGACTTGCCAAGCACTGCGTTCTGCTGGCGCAGATTCGCGATGTCAACATCGATACCGGCGCTTTTCGCGGCGGCTTTGCGCTGACTCTCGGCGGTCTTGGCAAGATCCTCGGATTGCTTTCGCTGCGCATCACGAAGGCGCAACGCCGCTCCAGCCGCCTTCAGTTGTTCATCGGTCGCGCCCTGCAGCTTGAGACGATAGAGCTCGATCTGCTGTTGCGACTTGCCGAACTCCGCGGCCTGTTGCTTGATGCCCGCGATCATCGAATCGACGTTCGCGCTACGTGCCTGTGCCTCGGCGATCCTCTGAGCCTGCGCTGCAGCTGCTGCCGCGACCTTCTGGTTCGCTTCCTGAATGCGGAGCGCCTCGTCAGCGGTCCTCAGTTGCGCGAACGATGCCCCGCGCTGCGCGAGCCGGAATACTTCCTGCTCGCGAGCAGATTTTCCAATGACCGCGTTCTGCTGCTGAATCTTGCCGATGTACTGATCTATCGACGCGGACGCTTGGCGACTGATGTCTCTCTGGGTATCTCCGAGCGTGCGAAACTGCTTCTTCGCCTCTGCAATCGAGGCGCGCAACTTTCGCGCGTCACCGATGATCTCGATGACCCCGGATTCAAGAAGTTCAGCCATTGGTCTTGGTCTTTCGCCTCGATTCGAATAATTCGAGCGCCGCGTCTTCCATCACGCGGCACTGATCAAATACGGATTGCCACTCGTCGGGCTGCGGGAACCTCATATCGAGCACGCGAAACAGTGCGGTGTAGTCGAGCGCGTATGGCCCACCGAATCCGACGCGCCATTGCCCGGAGATTCGCCAGAAAACATCGACCGCCTTTTGATTCTCCGGCCATACTTCAATGGTCGCCGCTTCGTCGGCCTCGGCCCGCGTAAGTCCGAGCCACGAGAGGTCTTCGTCCGTCTGCTCGGGCGTGAAGATCGCCCGAGAGACGTCCCTTAGTTTCCCAGGGCGGCCGGCGTCAGCGCGACGGAGTAATCATCGAGCACGATCTTTCGGATCTGCTTGTTGTGCTTGTTGACGAGTTCGCGCACGTTGTCGCGGGTGAACGGCTCATCCAAGTCCCAACCGACGACGAACTCCATGATGATGTCCGTGTCCCAATCGCAGACCTTGCGCGCGTACTCGGTCATGTGGCCGGCGATTGCCGACCGCTCCTCGTCGCTATATTGCTCGTCTTCTTTCAATTCCCGGACGGCTGGAAACTCCGGCGGCTTGAGACCCGCCAGCCAGTTCGAGAACTCCTGCATCTCTTCTCGCGTGCGGTACTTGTAGGTCAACGTCAGGTCGGCCGTTCCGCCCGCTGCGGTCGGCACCTTGATCTTTCGCTGAAACGTGGGATCGGGATTCAGCTTGAGCTTTGCCATTCATGCCTCCAGAGAATGAAACGGGCCGGATTGTTAACCCGGCCCGCCCATCTCCGGGGATTACGCTTCGTAGCGGATGTGATACGGCGCTGCGTAGGACAGCGTCAGCGGAACCTTCTGGTTCTCGTTGATCGTGAACGTCGGCTCGCCGTCGTATCCGACGAAGAAGCTGTAGTACAGCACCGCGCCCGAAGGCAGCGTCGCCTTGAACACGTGGACAGTGCCATCCTCGCTCGCCTCGATCAACGCGGCGTGCCACGCGAGCGCCGGGTCGTAGTCCAGCGTCATCGATAGCGAGCGTGCGTTCTTGAACGTCGGGCGCTGGCGCTGGCGACCGTCTTCCAGGTACACCCAGTTGTAGAACTGCTGCTCGCCGCCCGAGGACTGCACGTCGGTAACCTGCGAGAGCGCGATGAAGTCCGTCACCTCTTGCGCCGTGCCCACGCCGAAGCCGCTCGGGTAGATCGACGTGCTCGTCGTGTCGATGCCCTCCAGTTCGAAGGTGTTCGTGTCTTCGTCGTCCACGCGCACGACGCGCTGGTCAAGCCGCGAAGGCATATTCAGGAGCAGGATGTCGCCGGAGCTCAATCCGTGGGTCGTCGAGGTCGCGACGCCGGGATCGGCGTTCGTAATCCCGGTGATGGTTTTCGGCGAACCATAGGTCGTGCCGATCGAAAAAACGGTGCCATTCGGAAATGAAGAGGACATGACTTTCCTTTCAGAAATGAAAAAGCGCCCGAAGGCGCCGATTGATTTCTGCGAGGCGTCATGACCGAATCGCTTCCGGCCCGCGAGGCAGGGTTACTTCTGTTGCGGGTGCTTCTGTTCCTTTGGATCTTGAGCGTTGAGCCACTTTTCCCAAGCCTTCAGAACGCCCTTGAGCATTCGTATGAGCATGGTGTGAAGCTCTGTTGTTGCCTTATCCAAGCGCGAGACTCCGAAGAGCGAGGCGTTAATGCTTAACCGTTTAAAGTGAAATCCTGGCGCGTTCCGTACAGTCCGGTGTCTTCCTCGTAGACCGCGACGAAACTGCCGTGGATGAATGTGGCGACCGGGCGCAGCGCGTTCTCGACTTGACCAGCCATGGCATTCGCCTGGTCCCTCGTGGCAGCCCACACGTTCACCTGCTTGCGTGCCGCCCGTTTGTCCGGGATCGTCGCGCGGTCCAGATAGTTGATGCTCTTGGCACCACCGACGTCGAAATACGTGATGCGCGGCAGCCCAGCTCCCTTGGGCGCGAGATCCTGATAGACCTCGGCTAGCGGCGAAAGCGCGGTGTAGAGATCGGTGTCGACCGACACGCTAGTCCTTCATCGCCTGCACGCCCTGCCGGAGCGCATCGTCGAGCTTGGCGAGCGAGGGGCGAATGAACGGCTGGGCGAGCATTTTCGAGGTGCCGAACTCGAGAAAGCGCCAATAGAAAGCGCCCCTATTCCGCACGGCGACGTAATAGACTTTCTCCGCGCCGGTCGATCGCTCCGGGATGTACGCGCGATAGACGGCCTCTTCCAGATCTCCGGACTGCCGATCGGGCGCCTCCGGGCCGCCCTTGGTTGCGTTGAGCCGCACTTCCTCGGCCATCACTTCAGCAGCCTTCGCCACACCGCGCAGCATCTTCTCTTGTCGAATGCGCGCCTCGAAGCGGTCGAGCGCTTGCTCGAGGTTGACCGTTGAGGACATGCGGGTGCCGATGTCAATCACTGTTTAGCGTCCATCTCGCGGAGAGCGGCGAGCAGCTTCGCCACGCTGCCGCCGACCCGTATCCGCAACACCTTCTTTCTGCCGACGCGGATGTGTTCGGCGTCGAATGCCCTTTCGCGTCCGGTCACAACGTCTGTAACCATGCGCTTGATCTTGCGCGGCACGGGATCGAGGCCAGACAACCGCCGTCTGATCTCGCTCAATACACGGCGCGCGTGACGTTGGTCGAATACGGCGTTTACAAGTCCGCTAGTCACTGCGTACCTCGCTCAATGGAAAGATGCAGTACTCGTTCCCAGACCGCGGATCCAGCAACGGCCCGCCCTCGATGTTGTAAGTGCGGTCGCCAAACAACAATCGCATCGATTGCTCGACCCCTGTTGCATCACGGGAACGCATCGTCCACGACGCGTTGACCTTGGAATTCGTCACGCCGGCCTCAACGAACTCGCGCACGGTGGCCGTCTTGAAGTGCCCCCACGGATGCGCGTATACGCTCCAGGTTTCCGTCCGCGCGCCGGTCGTCCCCGGATTCGAGACCGTGACTTGCTCGATGCGTGCGCGGTGCGGGAGGTACATGCGTCAGACACCCATCCGGATGTCGAACGCGTCGAGCAGGCCGTCGATATACGGCAGCGCGTTCGCCTGCCCCTGCAGCAACCCAGCCGGGTTATCGAACGACGCAGCCACCTGAGCCGCAATCCACTGGCGCAACTCGGCCGGCACACTCGCGCCGGTGTCGCCGTATCCCACGAGCACGCGCACGACGACCGCCTGCGCCACGGC